TTATTGTTCCTTATCTGTGGCTTGCGTTTCTGACTTGGCTAACCCGCCACCACGGTTAGCCAAATGCGCGCTCGCCAAGCTCGTCAGAGCAGTGTTGGCGAGGCGTTCTTGCTCGGCTGCTGCTGTGTAGGTCGCGACCTCCTGATCGCCCTTCCAGCCGCCTACAGCCTTGATTTGCTGATTGGTTGCGCCGTCCTCCGCCAGGCGCCTGCCAAGGCCCTTCCTGAGCCCGTGGGCGCTGCATTGCGGCAGGTCAGCTTGATCGCACCATTCGCGCATCTTGTTGCCGAAGCCTGCGCGAGAGAAAGGCTTGCCGAAGTCGGTCACCAGGAAGGTGTGCAGCCCGACGCTCTGCATGGCGTCGATCGCCTCGCGTAGCTGTGGCGCGAGCGGCTGCCACAGGTCGGCAGAGTTCTTGCTCGTCTTGAAGTTCAACCGCCCGTTGATGACGTGCTTGGGCCCGAACAGGCGCGCATCGCCTCGACGTTGGCCGGTCCACAGCATGATCTCCAAGGCTAGGCGCGCTTTCGTGCCGAGCGGGTGCCGCCGCTGGAACTGCGCAATCTCGGCTTCCGTCCACGTGTGATAGCCCTCTAGCTTCGTCTTCCCGACGCGCTCAGCATCTTCCACGGGATTAGTGGGGATCCACTGGAGCCGCTTTGCATAGGCGAAAAGGCGACGGAGCTGCTTGCGAAGGCTGGTCGCAGCGACCTCGCCTCCGACTGTTCGGCCGCGCTCGTCCACGCGCTTCTGCGCCCGCTTAAGTAATATTCTCTCGATGTGCGCGAAGGTGAAGTGCCGCACCAGGTCGTTTCCAAAGTCGGCGCGGAAGCTCTCCAGCAACAGCCTCCGCCGCCGCTTGTCGTCCGCACCGCCACGGTTCGCGAAGTCGGGGCTGTCATAGAAGCGCGCCACCAAGTCGTTGACGCTGCCGGGGATCGCCCGCTCTGCCCCGGCCCTGATAGGTCCGCCCGCCTCGATTGCCGCCAGCTCTTCCTTGAAGCCCGGTGTGTCAGGTGGGTTGCGGAAATAGTAGGTCGGAAAGCCCGCCTTGCGCCAACGCCACCGCAGCTTGCCGTGCCGGTCGGTGAAGTGTGAGACGTTCTCGTAACGACGCTTCTTCTTGGTCACAGGATGCGGTCCAGCGGGTTGCGCTGTTGCGGGTTGCTGCCGTTGGCGAACAGCACCTCGATCGCGCCGGTAGGCTCCACGCGCACGCCAGCAACCTCACCGAAAGACGAAGCGACCTTCAGCGCCCGCTCCAGGTCCGATTGCTTGAATATGGCGCGCCGCGAACTCACCCAAGTAACCGGGCCGAATAGAGTACGATGCCCAGCCGCTCGTTATGCGTGCGCGGATCGGCTTCGATCTCCCGCACCCGGCGCTGCCAATCGTTCTTATCGCGAAGATGTGCGCGGACTCGGTAGAGGCTGGCCACGTGGTCGCGCCGAATGCGGAAAGTCTCGACAGTAGGGTTCGTCGTCTCGAACTCGAAATGCGTGTCATCGGCCGTGACAAACCGCTTGCAGAGCCGGTTGCCGCCGTGCCGGCGCTTCACGTGTAAACTCACCAGGTCGTCAGGCCTGATCTCCGCCGCTCGATCGGTAAGCGTGTAGCTACTGCCAGCTCGGCAGTGCGGCACGAGACAGTCACCCGTGCTCTCATTCACCTGCCACCGCTGATAGTGCCACCACGGCCGGATCGGCATCATCCCTTGTCGCCGGACCATGCGCCTGAAGGAACCGGGAACCATGCCGTCAATCGTGGGCCGTTCCAGCCTCTCCCTGAGCATTGGCGGCAGAGAGGCCGTGGCCGGGCTGATGCGCGGCTGCTTCGGGCCGAGCCCGAGCGCCTTAGCTGCAGTTCCCAAAGCGAATGTCGCGCCGATAGTGCCAACAACTGACGCGATAGCGCCCGCAGCGGCATAGCCGAAGGCTGTCACGCCCCCGCCAATCCCGACGCCGCTCAGCACGCCCGCCAGAACACCTTGTGCGCCAGGAAGGAAGGCGAGACCGATTGCACCGACTATCGCTAGAGGCTTCAGCACCTTGCCCATCCTAAGCGTTCCTCCGAGCGTTCCAGCCTTCGACCTGCCTCACCTCGTCAGGATCGAGCACGCCGCTATCCAGTGCGATTTTGTGCGCTGCCCAGCGTTTCTCAGGGTCGCCGCGTAGGAAGCCGGATAGGTCCAACTCCAGCTCATAGGAGCCGTTGGTCGGGAATACGCTGCGCGCGAACTCAGCTTCGATCTTCCGCGCCCACGGTGCCAGGCAGAAGGTCGCAAACCAGCGTCCGGCCGTCTCGCTGTTCGTGAAGGTGTTGTGCGAATAATCCTGCACAATTGGCGGGGGCACTTGGAACAGCCGGCAGATTTCCTCCACGCCGAACTTGCGGCTCTCCAGCAGCTCCGCGTCCTCGGGGCTGATCTGGGCAGCGGTCCAGGTCATCCCGCCTTCAAGGATCAGGGTGTTGCCTGCCTTGCGGCTGCCAGCGAACCGCGCGTTGAAGGCTTCGCGGAGCTGACCAAGCTGTTCGGCAGTCAGCTTGCCTACCGATGAAAGCACGCCGCTCGGCTGCGCTCCGTTCTCGAGAAAGCTGCGAGCGAATGCGTTCGATGCCTGCACGCCCGAGACCGTCTCCGCAGCCCTCGACAAACGCGAGCGGCCTAGCAGGCCATCGTCGGTGCGGTCGCGAAGGTGGATGACCTCCCCCTCGAGCAAGCGCCGCGTGCGAGTGACGTTCGCCGGCAGCGATGCGCGCGTTTCCGACACGTCATAGGCCAGCCGGCCGCTCGGCAAATAGACGACTGTGACTTGCCCCCACGGGATATAGCGGAAGCCGGAAAGCTGCCCGTTGCCGCTGCGAAGGATCTCGGCAAGGCCGTTGCCGGTGAGCAGGGTAGAGGCAACCACGTGCTCCAGCCAATCGGGCCAGGACATGCCGGGGTGAACGCCATAGCGCACGATCTTGGCCAACGGGTGCGCCGTCGCTTCCGTGCGGGTGCCGTCCGCTTCGCGGCGATATGCCAGCGCCGGAACGTAGGCGAGGGCGGTTGCAATGGCGTTCGTGCAGGCGAGCACCGTTGAAAGGTTCTCAGCGCAGCGAGCGGACACACCGGCCTGATAGCCGACAGAAGGCGCCAGTGCGCTCCAGCTAGAGTCTGCGCGATCGTCGCGGCGCTCAAAGCCTGCGAGGGCGGCGATGCGGTCGATCATGCCCATGCGCCAAGCTCCGCCATGATGAGACGCCGGTGCCGGGTTTTGCCGCAATCTGCGGCGAAACCTCTATTGCGCAGCGCGAGCTCGGTGTCGGGATAGGCTGGCCAAGCCGACACGACGGATACCTCTTTCAAGGTGACGCGGTTGAGGGTGCGGCGTTCACCGCTCCACACTTCTCCCCCCTTGGGCACCAGGAAGCCGAAGCTCATGCCGCCAAGGTCGTTGCGTTCGGCCAGGGCGAGCACGTCGCGGCCCGCCTGTGTGTCCGGCACGTCCAGGCTGAAGGCGAGCCCGCGGCTATCCTCCGCAAGCCTGAGCGTGCCGGAACGGGTGCGGCCCAGCACCTTCCCCGCGTCGTGATCGAGCAAGGCGAGCACGTCGCCCGCCAGCGCCTCCCTGAACGCGCCGGGGGCGATCGTCTCCACGAAGGAGCCAATGCGCGCCTCACTGCCAAAGGTGGCGGCGTAGCCCTCTAGGCGGCGGGTGCCGGACGAGACCCGCACCTCAGAGAAGCTACGCCGCTCGACAGCGACGGGGGGAGAGGCCGCTGTCATCTTATGCGCCCAGCACGCCCGTGGCTTTGACGAACGAAGCGGGGCGGCGAACGCCGAAGTCCACCGTCGCCATCGTCCGCACCAGGACATTCCCCTTCTCGTAGGCGCTCTGCGCATAGGGGTTCACCAGCACGTCGATCTGCGACCAGAGGCCGATCAGGAAGTCTGCCCAATCGCCGTAGACCAGGCCGTGCTTATTGGCGCTCGGAGCGAGGTTGGTGGGCACCTGATTGCTGAACTGCACGGGTTCGCCGTGGAACAGGTCTGCCATGGGGAGCGGCTTGCCGTCCGCGTCCAGCGCCTTCGACAGCGAGCCCTTCACGCCGATGGTGGACAGGAAGCTGCGCGACGGTGAGGCGTTCGCAACATCGGCCTTCGCGATCATGTTCGCGGTCGTCAGGAAGATGTTGGTCCAGTAGTTCGCGCCCGTCGTGACGAATGCCTCGGTGGGGATCGTCGCTTCGTTCAGGATGCCGAGCGGTTCGGCACTCGTGCCCCCAGTGCCGTTCAGGGCTGCGCGGTCGATCTCCAGGCCGATATTCCGCGCCTGCATGGAGCGAATAAGCTGCTCGATCGCCGGAGACGACTGCTGGAGCATCTGCCGGCTGATCTCGGTGATGACGCCGACATGATGCGGGGTGAGCGTGAGCGAGTCGAATGCCGCGTCGTCATAGGGCAGGGCAACGTTCTCTTTCACCCAGCCGACTTGCGGGCTATCCGTCTCGCGCGGGATCGTCACGTCGCCGGTGAGGCCGGTCAGCGTGGTCGCGCCCATGCCGTTGATGACCGAAGAGTTGGTGAGCGCCGAGACGAACAGGTCGGGGCGGAAGTCCTTGGCGACAACATCAGTGCTGCCGGTGGTGAGCTGAACGCGCTTCTCGAAGATTTCGGTCGGCACGTAGAAGCCCTTCGCCGGTGCTCCAGCGCGCTTCGCCAGCTCGCCCTGCATCTCCAGCTCGAAGCCCGCATCCACGTCCATGCCGGCCGCGTGGGCGAGCAGGCGCGTGATGGAGAAGCGGCTGCGCAGCTCTTCACTCAGCTTCTCGTCATGGCGACCGTTGAGAGGCGTGCCGATTTCGACACGATCCGCCGCGTCGATCGAGCGCTGGCGGGCCAGCTTCTGATCCAAGGCACGCAGCTCGGTTTCGGCGGCGGTGAAGGCGTCGTTATCGTCCTTTCCGTGCGCCTCGTTCATGCGGGACACGATCGCCCCGCGCTGTTCGATCAGGTCCGCAGTCTTCACTTTGCGTCTTCCTTCTGTTTGGCGGAGGCCGAAGCCCCCGCACTAAGATTGCCGTCTGTCTCTCGACGATGGCGAACGATGACCGGGCGGCGGCCGTTATCCGTCCCCATGGGGTGCACCCCTCCCGCAACGGCAGGCTTGCCAGCGGACGCCGTGGGGAGCGGCGATTTCGTCATTCCTTGGTCTCGATCTCGAAGCGCGTGATAGGTCCACCAGCGCGCTCGACGATCTGGGCGGCGACTTGCCAGCAATCCACCACTGCAAATACCGCTTGCTTCTGCTCTTCCATGAACTCTGCCAGCTGCGTCAGCGTAGTGACGCGGCAAACCTGCATTTCCTCTCTGCCAAAGCTGGCAAGGTATCGGCCGAAGGTATGCGAGGCGTGGGTGGTGCGGGGGGCGAATGAGGAAAGAATGCGCTCGCGTTCCTCCTCGGTGACCTCGTCACCGGCGAACTCGTGCGCTTCATCGAACCGGGCGAAAGCCGCAAAAGTTGGCGTCATCGCCATTGATGCGACGGTGCCGGTTTTCGAGACGTCCATACCGGCCTCGGAGAAGAGTTTCATAACAGTGAGGCGGACCAGGTCATCCAAGTCCCATCTGGTCCACTTTCCGTCCTCTTTGGAAGCGATGATGCCGCGCCGGCGCCAGTCGCGCTGAAGAGCGGTGGACACGCCGGTTATGCGTTCCGCCTCGTTGGGCGTAAACTCCCGGTCAACTCGTGTGCAGGTCCAGCTCATCGGCAAACTCCAGCGAATGCGTGGGAGATGCCACGCTTTCTCCTAGCGTGTCAACTCCCACGGTTTGCCTCTAGGCGTGCGGATCGCCGGAGTGGTCACCTTCGTCACCGTTCAGCTCTAGCGGATCATCTTCCTCGGCTGGGTCGTCATCCTCGGCTGGATCGCCGTCTTCGTCGTCTTCTGTGGTCGCCCAGCTCATGTCGAAGAGCTGCCGGCCCCGGTCATCGATTGCGGTTTCGCCCGCCTCGCTGTCCTCCAGGTCGGGATCGCCCGCCCGCTTGTCGAGTTCGGCGATTAGCCGCTCGATTGTGTCGGCGATGATGGAAATGTCGAGTTCGCGCAGCACCCCAGGCGTTGGGGGCACGGGTATCGCTTTGTGAAACATAGTCTTCTCTCGGTTTGGCCTGTCACAGCCGTTTCACGTGTCGGACGTGGTGCCGGGAGGGTGACAGCCGGCCGAGAGACCGGTGGAGCGTTTTTCCCCGAAGGGTATTGTATGGCGCCCCGCTCCCGACGTAGAACGTCGTTCAGCGGTGGACGCCAATCCACGCTGCTTTTCGGCACCCGCATCGCGCGCCAACGCTAGCGGAAGCCTATCTCGGTCAGGGCTGTCACACCCACTGACCACGTTGCCTCATCTCAGATTCGTGTGCAAGCTTCCCCGCGAGGGGGAGCCGATGAAGCACAGGGTTATCGTCTGGGATCAGCCACTGATGGTTGATGTTTATCAAAAGTCGAAATCGGTATGGGTCGCCAGCGGCGACTACATGGGACAGCACCTATCCACCCAGGATCGGAGCCAAGCCACAGCGCTAAAGCGCTGGGCTGAAGCGGCCAAGTATCGCGGCAACTAAGGAGAGAGCATGTTTGAGATCGACAAAAGTTATCGGATCACTGTTGGCAGTGGAGACTACGTCAGTAGCTCTACATGCAAGGTCATTCGTTGGGAGAGCCCTTTGCTAGAGGTCGAGACGGGTGGCATACGAAAAATCCTCAACGTCAACTCGTCTGAGTTTGCTAGTGCCGAGTTAGAGGGGCAGCCAAACCCGCTAATGAAACACCTCGACTTTACGGAAGACGAGGAAGACGACGGACCCCTTGTTTTTCGTGATGACGGTCGCAGCCCCTCGACAGGTTATTAGATCCAGAAGGCATTGGCAGGCGCGGACGGTCCTTCGTCTCGCGCCGCCAAACCACAAGCCATGATCGCCGAGACGATGCCGTCGATCTTATCGAGTGCTTTCGACTTGCTCGGCTTGCGATTGCCCGCCGCGTCTGCCTCAATAACCACGTTACCAGCCTGCCAGCGCAGCAAGGGGCTGCCGTTGTGCTGCATCTTCCGCTCCAGTACCGCGCGCTCGAACGCATCCACTGCCGGCGCGTAGCTCTTCACGCCAGGCACAAACTCCGTCATCGGCAGCTCTATGCCTTCGTCGCTCAGCAGTTTCGCCAAATCCTCGAACCGCCACCGGTCGAAGGCGATACCGCGCACGTCGTAGCTGCCTCTTATGTCTGCCAGCCGCCGCACGATCGCCTGCCGGTCGGTGGCTCTGCCAGGGGTGCGCTCGATCCATCCCGCATCCGCCCATTGCGGGTAGGGCACGCGGTCGCGCTCGGCACGCTCCTTGATTGTGTCTTCGGGGATCCAATGCCAGGCGAGCAGCCTGCCCTGTTCGGGAAACCACAGCGCCAACGCGGTCAGGTCGCGCGTGCTCGACAGGTCTAATCCACCATAACAGGGCTGCCCCTCTAGCTCAGAAACGTCGAAGGGCTCGCCATTGGCTTCCCAGTCTGCCGCAGTCAGGAACCGGCCATTGGCGTCCACCCGCTGGTTGAGGTGCAGCAGCCGGAAGGCGGGCTCAAATGAGGGCGAGCGCTTCGCCCGTTCGGCCGCGTCTGCGAACTGCTCGGCATTCAGGAACTCGCCTAACGCCGGGTTAGCCGCTGCCCATGCTTCCGGATCGTCTAGCGCGCATTCGTCGGGAGCGGCGTGCAGCTGGGTGTAGACCGTGGGGTTCGGCTCCGCGTCCAGCATTTCGCTGAAGAAGTGCAGGTCGTCGGCTGCCTGTGTCGAAATTGTAATCCCGAGCGCGTTCGCGCGCTTACCCATGCCGGTCGCGAGGTTGTCCCAAAGCTCGCGCGATCGCCATTGCGCCACCTCGTCGGCAATCCAGAAGGAGGGTGCCAGGCCATGAGCCTTGCGCGCGTCGGACGTGAGCGCCCGCCATATCGAGCGGGTTTCCTCGTCGGTGATCTCCTTGTGCCAGTCGCGCACGTTCACCCGCGCCGCCATCCAAGGCGTAGCGGCGATATAGGCCACCGTCATGCGGTAGAGCACGCCCGCCTGCTCTCGATCGAGCGCCGCGGCGTAGCACTCGCCATAAGGCTCCGACATCGGCCCTAGCAGGTGCGCCAGCGACAGCCCCGCGAGCAACCCCGACTTGCCGTTGCCGCGCGCCACGGACAGAGCCGCCAGCCGCACCAGGCGCTCGCCCTTTAGGGTCTGCGGTCCATATACGCCGCGAACGAACCTCTCCTGAAACTCGATGAGCTCCAACTTTTCGCCAGCGCGGATACCCTGCACGATCGGCAGCTCGCGAAGGAACGCCAGCACCTGTTCGTCGGCAGGCATGCCCTCCTGCTCCCAGGGGAACGAGGCGGTGTTGTCGAGCTGGGCAGCAATGGCTTTCAGGCGACCAGCGCCGGGGCCGCGCTTACCCACCGGTGGCGCTCCGAAACTTATTGAGTTCGGAGGAGGGGCGGCGGTCCTTAAGCGTCAGCTCGGAGCGATTTCGGGTGATCAGCCAGGGCGGCAGGGGAATGTCTCCACATACGCGTTGGCTAACCCCAGTTGAAACCCGTTGCCCGATCGATCTGGATGGTCGCTCACGTACCGACGAAGCAAATCCACCTTCTGCTCTGCCGTTAGTGCCAGCATTCCGGGTTGGCAGAAAAGCGGTCTCTGCCCTTTGACAATCAAAAGAACATTGGCGGCTGTGATGCCTTCTCCCGCGCCAGCGATAAGAGCCAATGCAGCCATGTCTCCCCCGTCGAGCTTTTTCAGAATAGACTGGGCGCTCAGTTCTGCTCGCGCCGGGGCAGAGACCGTCAACAAGCTCAATACGGCTGCTCCGGTCACATACTTGGCCAAAGAAATCATGAGTTGTCCCCCTCCGGTCTGCACTAAGCATCGGCCCGGCTCTCAGCCCAAGGATGGCGCCGGTCAAGTGGGCTGCCGTCAACGTCACATCCCTTTCGCGGCTTGGCTGAACGTACCGCACCAGCCTCCACGCCCCTGGCCGTTTTTGCCGAGTGACAGGTAGCGCAGTAGCTGGCCAAGCCCTCATGTGCAGGGAAGGGGTCGCCCCCTGCACTGATAGGCAGACGGTGATCGACGGTGTTGGCCAAGGTGTAGCTACCAGTCGGGCAGCCTTCGCAGAACGGGAAGGCCGCGAGGTGCGCTTGCCTCAGCCGCTGCCATGCCGAAGTGTTGTAGGGCCAATCAGCCATGTTCGCGCTCCAGCTGGCGAGCAATCCGTTGAAGCTCGCGTTCGATCTCCTGCCGATTCGAGAAGTAGCGTTCCGGGTCGCTCCAGTCGGGGCAAAGGCGTGCGACACGCTCAGCCGCGTCCTTCAGCCGTTCGGCCGGGGCGTTCACAGCGAGCCTCGCAGCAGCTCATCGACCGCCGGGTCTTCCTCTTGGTCGGGCGCGCCGGCCCATAAGGCGGCGCCCGATATACCTTTAGGTATAGGGTGTGTGTGCGCGGGGGTCGGCGTGACTACAGAGAGGGGGTCAGCGGGGACTGTGCGCGGGAGGTCAGCGGGTAGGTCAGCGGCTTTTTCGCGCAGCCCTGATTTGTCCTTTCCATCCTCCCTCCAGAGGAACCCACGCTCGATAGTTTGGGTGCGGAAGAGCCGGTCCATTGCGGCTTCCAAGCGCCCTTTGCTGATGCCTCGAGCCTCCGTCATCTGAGCGAACTCAAGCGGCGCATATGTGCGGCTGGCCTTGTTCTCAGACACTGGCCTGCGCTGCTCTAGGCGCACTCGCAAACAGGCCAGGAAAGCGGAGTTGTCGGCGGTGGCGCGTGCGGTCTCTTCCAGCTCGCGGCGCATATCGTCGCCAAGGTCTTCCGGCCGAACGAAGGCCCAGCGATGCCAGCGAAAGTTCAGCTGGTCGCCGCGGCGCGCATAGTTCGACTTAGCGCGGGTGAGTGAACGAACGTCGGGGTCGTGCTCGTCTGCGATCTCCAGAAAGAGCCTGGACCGGACCTGATTTTCCCACGCGGTAGAGCCGGAATAGTTGTCGCCGGCCTTGTTGGGGTGGCCAAGGAACAGCACCGAGCCGTTGATCTCGCCAGCCAGCCGATTGAGCAGATTGACGAAGCCTGCGACCTTGCTGCGAGCGATCTCTTCTTCGGTAAGGTGCGCCACGTTGTCGAGCACCACGAAGCCAACGCCGAAGTCGACCGCGGTTCGTTCCAAGCGCTTGTATGCGTCAGTGGGCGCTAACCGGCCGTCAGCCCCGAACGACACCAGCTCGTTGCCCAGCTCCCCCACCAGCGAAACCAGAAGCAGCCTTCCGGCCAGTGCCGCGATCGACACGCCTAGCGCCTCACAGATCGCTTTCTGGCGCCTGTGAAGCTCGTCAGGGTCATCCTCGCACGTGACGTAGAGCGCGCGTGCCTGGCGAGTTTCCACGCCAAGGAACGGCAGGCCAAGGGCGATGCACGTTGCCAGTTGCTGGCTCAGCAGCGACTTACCCGCTGAACCCGGCCCGGTAAGGTATGTTGCCTGCCGCAGGGGTATCCAGTCGGTGAGCGTCCATTCACGTTCGGGTGCGAGGCCATCGCCCCATGCGGCCAGATCGAGGATCGGCAGCACGTTGGGATCGGTGCGGACGTTGAACTTCAGCCAGTCGCGCTTGTGATCTCGGCTGCAGAAATGCCGTAAGTCGTCGCCATCACCGTGAACCTCAGCATCAGCGGCTTCGACGGTGGCACCGCAATAGCTGCAGTTTTCCGCGACACGCTGCCGGGCAAGATACTTGTCGATCAGGGCGCGGTCGGCTGGGCTGAAGATGCTCGGCGCGTTCAT